ACCAAAATGTTGTCCCAGTGCTGCCCTTGTTGAAATCCATGATTTGTCGTCTCGCATTAGCCAACAACTTATCCATTCCTATCTCTTCGGCAGTGTTTATGATAAACCATGGATCGTTTTTGGCCTCGTCCAGGTCCGCTTCTATTGTCGAGAGAACATCGGCCTCCAGGCTCTCGGCACCAGGATGTGCCGGCAATGCGTCTAAATCCTTTTGATAAAGATCGACGACCTCCAGGTGCTGTTTCTCGCGGGTGTAATCACCATAAGCCTTTGCCTTTGCCGCCAGGTTAAGCCTTTCGGTGATAGCATCATTAATTTCCCGGCGCTGTTGGCCGAAAGGATCTGACAGATCGCCATGAATTTTGAAATGTGCTGCTTGCCGGGCCTGTTGTTCGGGCGTGGGGCCGGACGGCTGCGCCTGGGGTAGCTGCTTGAGCTTCTGATCGGTTTTCCAATCGGCAAGCGCTTCCATATACTCCGCATAAGTCTCAAAATCCATTTCGTCTGGTCGGCCATCGCTCCTTCGGTACGTTTCGGTTTCATCGTCGTCATCGTAAGAATCGAAATCATCGCCGCCGTCATACTCATCTACTTCATCATAATCATCTGACATCTTGGTCTCCTTTGTTTGTTGGGTTGCTTGGTCCATTAATATTTCGCAGGTATAATAAATCTCATCACAATCAAGGCATTTGCGCGGTCTGACATAGCGATTTTCAGCTTTATCGGTCCAACCCTTGGGGCTGGCGAGAACTCTCGATTTACGGGCGCCACATGCGGGGCATTTGAGCTTGGTCGCCATTTATGCCATCCAGTTTTGACCGCTATCCTCGTGGCTGATTGAAAAAGATGGCCCATAATCCTGGGGCACGATTACCGGCTGCACCCTATAAGACGTGATCGCGTGTCTCAGAGCCTCGATTGCATAAAATCGCTCCTTGAGATCCGGCGTGGCCAGGTCATCGGTTGTAATCCTGGATAATTGGTCAAAGCAGATTGAATCTTTCGGGATTATAAGCCGATGCTGACGAAAAAGGCTTTTCAGGGCCTCGACTCCGAGCCTGAAGTTATCGACATAGGACGCGGGCTGAAGATCACCATTCCTTACACGCCGTTCCCGGCGAAACTCGAAATATGCGTAATTTTCATCCTGGTGATCCGCTGTCAGATCCGCATTGAAATCGCAGCAAAAAAGCTGGCCGTCTGCGAGCATCAGCTGGTGCCGCTCATCCAAATCCAGGCCGTCATATTCCCTCTCGGCCAGAAGTTCATATTCAGCCGGTGCCTTGACGTACAATTTGGGGTCCAACCAGGGCTGTCCGACTATTACCCAGAAAGGTTTTGAATCCGCTGTGCCGTGGCTAAAACCCCCGCGGATGTCGGAAAACTTGAGCTCGTTTAGATCCTTGCCATTGGCCACGGTGAGCTTGATGTAGAACTTTAGTTTCTCGCTATTAACTACTTCATATTTATACATATTAACTCCTTTTTAATAGCTCCGGAAATATTAAAATCCTATCCGGCACACTCCTTGCCAATGCTTCATAGTTGAAAGAGTGCCTGAAATGATCTGGGCCGCCCAAACGGATGTATTGATACCTTTTGGAGCCGGTTGTTTCATCTTCTATTAGACGTTTGGCTACGTTGTGAAGATGGTTTGCAAATTCTCTTACAATATCGTTTTCTCTTGGTAGTATGAGATCCTGGTCCATGATCTCCCTGTGGCTTGCGTCCAGGCTTTCGGTTCTGTTGCAGGATACCGTCAACTTCTCCTCGTTCCATTGATATGAGCCTTTTTGATGTATGCTGTAGTAATTCATAAACACCTTTCCCTTGAATCTTAAGGCAAACGCCCTAGCGTTGCGCGTTTCCGGCAATGCGTCCACCACGCAGCGTGAGACGTTGAAGTTTCGCATAAGCCTATCCAACTCCTCCCAATCCTTATAAATGCCGATATGGACAATCTCTCCTGCTTTCTGGGCGTGTTTCTTGCCGATCACAACGTGCAGATCCTTTCCCTGGTCAACGCCCATCGAACAGGGCCCACGATCCTCGCTTAGAATGCCGCCATTACCGCACAGTGAAAGCACCTCCTGCACAGACAGGCGGTTCTGCGCTTCTACATAGGGACGGCCCAGTTTCAAATTATAAAAATCTTGGAAGTTTTTTGTCGTCCGGTAGAGGTGAAGGATTTCACCAGGATCAACATAGAGGGAGAACAACTGCGAGTAATGATAGCCGCGTTTTTCGGTCACTGAAGGGTGTTTTGCGACCCATTCGCCAACGGAAGGGTCCAGTTCAGCCCGGCATTTGATACAGGCTCTGATAACTCTATCCTTGAGCTCCAAAAGGCAATCAGGGAAGGTTTCATCAAGATTGTTAAAATGACCGCAGGAGGGACATTTTATATGCCAATATCTTTGATCTGTTTCCTGGAATGACAAATCAATTCCAAAATCCGGCAGGGTTGGGTTTGAAAGTCGCAAGACCTCTTTAAATGTCGAGTGCGACATCCTGGCCATTGCCATATCAATAGCATTTTGGTTAGCTTCGTCCAATTCATCCAAAATTAGAAAGTCGATGGGGATTGATTTAAGGCCTATAGCCGATCTCATGCCCCGGAAGTATAGGTGAGCATTCCAGACCTTCTTTAATCCGGCGCTATCGGTGTCTGTCAGCCACTTTCCGATGGTTTCTTCGTTGTCCTTCACCAATGGAGTGACCCTGGCCCGTGAAAAGTCCAAAACATCCGCCCGGGAAGGGAACAGGTACAAAATGCCCTTTAAACCTCTGTAACGAGCCCCATAGACGGACTGCAGCATACCAAGCGTTGAAAGGCCCATCTGCGTGCCCTTTATGTGTGTTACATCGAGATGTGGGTCGCTATATGGCTCAATTAGATACTCATGTCGGTCAAAAGTGAAGGGTTTACCATCCAAAATAATCGGCGTATTGACCGCCCATTCCGCCAATGAATCCGGCGTCTCTGTGACATCATACTTTTGGTCAAGTGAACTTAACAGCCGATCGTACAGACCGTTTTTCATTGAGTCGACGTATGATTTTCCTTCTGACATTTGGATCAACTTCTCCTATCGCTTCTAAAATGGTTTCCTGAAATTCTTTGGCTGCCTGGAGTGAAAATAGCGTTTCAAAAATCTCTAATTGTAGTTTTAGCTGGCCTCTAATCTCGTTCATTACACGTAAAGATAGATTTGGATTGTTTACAGCCTGGTCCAGCAAGTCGTTTGCCTTGACGTTGATTTTCTGTAACTGCCCTATAGCATCCAATTTAGAATCAACCGCTTGCTCGACCTTCTTTGCGACGACCACGCCAGCCTGGACACCCCGGAGGTCCTTCAAGCGCTGGGAAATGGCCTGACGGGTGACTCCCAGTTCACGTGCGGCTTCCGCCTGAGATAGTTTCTTGACGTTAATTAATTGCAACAATTCTAAATCATTGATAGTTTGTGGGCGCATAATGTGGAATGTAAATTAAGTTAATTGACGTTATTTAACAGAATCTAAAGCCTCTACTGGATAAATCGCTCTCCAATGGCCGGCAGCAAAGGCCGCATGGGTGTTATCGGCTGTGCTGATAGTTAGAAAAAGAGAGCCTGTAACAGTAATTGTTAGCTTTTCAGCTAATATTTCCACTCGTCGATTGAATGGCCAAAAATCCCTCATTTCGATGATATATTTGTGCCTTGGAGGGAGCATAGTTCGGAGCGCATTTTGCACCTTGTCTGCACCCATGGGCTCACGTGAGGTCATAATTTGTTGATATTATGTTGTTTATTATCATTGACCTTCGGACTATCTATCCTCATCCAGTTGCTCCAGGGCCTCGGTGGCCAGCTTGGTCAGCTCATCGACGCCACGGTATTGCTCTATCCATCGATTAAACTCGTCAATACGAACCAGGACTTTCCCCCCAAGGTTGAAGTGCGGGAGCTGCCGGCATCGGATATACTTTCGCAACCCCGAGACAGACAGGCTGCTGTACTCTGCCAATCCCTTTAGGTCGAGATACCCTGCTTGTGGCGCTTGTCGTTTCACGCGCTCCCTAACCTCATACTATTTACCCGCCATCCTCCCGCCGCTGGGCTGGTAGCGGCGCCCCAGGTTAATGATATGTGTTTTCAATCACCTTCACGAAGTTTGATTTCTTTATCAGCCAGTCGAAGTTTGGCTTCCAGCTATCCTTATTGTTGCCTGTTAGAAAGCTTGAGGCTTTCACATGCTGGAAGTATCTATCCCAATAAGCGAGCTGATTGCTTGAGTGCTCACCATCGGAAGTCAAATGCTTCTCATCCCAGCGAGCCCTTAAAGCCCTTTTCCTGGTATCCGTCACTGCCCGACACTTCGGTAAAACATCACCAAGGATTGAATTATAACTGGCCCGAATATCCTCAAACGGACATGTATTTATCTTCTTTACATTCTTATAATTCTTATTTCTGGGTCGGTCGTGGGTCGGTCGTTGGTCGTTTAGTGGGTCGTTTGAAGTTTCTTCACCTTGATAAGTACCCCAATTTGTTACAGTTCCTATCGTAAAGTGGCGGGTCGTTTTGAGGGTCAGATTTCCGGCCTTTTTCAGAAAATCAATACGGGTGCGGG